CTGAGAAAAGATACAAAAATTCGTTATGTAAACCTTGTTGGTTAAAACACAATCCTCTATAGCTCAGTTGGTAGAGCACGGAACTGTTAATTCTGTTGTCCCTGGTTCGAGTCCAGGTGGAGGAGTTAAGGCTGAGTATACAAACAATGCTTAAAGTTAGATGCACATCCTGCAATAAGGAGATCATTAGTTCCACAAAAGTTCAGTGTTGTGGTTGTCCCAATATGTTAACAATTAAAGAGGACAATATCTCAGCAGTTGACTTAACTAAAGTAGTCATGTTGAACACAATACAGAAACCCAATCAAAGAAGTGTCCTGTCTTCTGAAGACCTTATGTATCAAGAAGAGAGAAGACATCGTAAAGTTCGTAAAATGGACTTTGATGTGAAGTGAGTATGTCTGAAGAACATTTTGTTACCAAAGAAGAGTGTCAGAAGATGATTGATAAAGCAATCGATAAACACAACAAAACTGCTTCACTCATTAGTGCTTGTATAGGTTCAGTATTGCTGTTCTTCTATGCTCAAGGACTTCTAATTGTGGTAGGATTGTGGAAATAATAATCATATACATATTACAAGAATGAAATTTTATTCCGTGGAACACTGGCAAGAGAACTGGGAAGAACTAATCACAAAGGTTGAGAATGGTGAGTCAATAGGAATAACAAACGGAAAGCATAAAGCAGTGATGGTTCCTGCAGATGAAGAAATTATAAGAATTCATACTGAGCATGATGATGCATCATGAGGGACTACTTTGCTTCCTTAGCAATCTGGTGAATGCAGCAAACTCATAATTTGCCTAAGGTGAGTTCGATCCTCACAGGAAGCACTTGACAGAACCCCTGTCAAACCCTTATAATACTAAGGTCAACAAACAAGACAATGACTATTACTTCTAAGTTCAAAAAAGACATCAGCACTCTTCGTTCAGCAGTTCAGGGTGATTTCTTTCTAGATGTGAAGAATCCTAAACTTTACAAGAAGGTTCGCAAGTTCTACGAGAATGATGGAGTAGTTTTTTCTGGGGATCCACTTGATGATTACGACATCCTTTTGGATTGTCTGTCACAAGATCTCTCTGCTATTGAAGTTTCTTAATTATGCCAGTCATTCAAAAACCATCTGTTCTCTTGGAGCAGTTTCCATATAGATACATTCAAGTTGGTACATTAGAAATTAATGGCAAACCTGATTTTCGTATTCAAAAAGTTGATTCCTACACTGGAAAATACAAAGACATGTATCTTTGTGATAATGAAATGCAGTTAATGACTGCTATGGAAGATTTTGAGTACACCAAATGGCTTGATCCTGATGGTGTACCTTGTTATGTTAGAGACTCGGTAAGTCGCTAAAAATACCTGGTGGAGTCAATAGACCCTATGGTTTCTTGTTTCCATATAAAGAACAAGTGGCGTGCATGCGGACCTGCGTAAGAGACCTTTAGGGGTCTCTTTTTTTTCTAAATACACCAGAACTTAATTGAAACAAATGGCATACAAAGGAACTGCAGCAAAGTCTTCAAGTGGTGCATCTATGTCTCAGTATGATGTGGAAGTAGAAGAAAGACTTAAGGCACTGGAAACAGAGGCACACAAAAAGCCAACTGGTGCAACTTCATCAAAGGTTGATGCAAGACTGGATGCTCTTGAAGCAGCACTGGAAGCACTGACAGCAAAGTGTAATGCTCCTGCTCCCAAGGCTGCAGCATCATCTGGTAGTGATGCAAGACTTGATGCTCTGATTGTAGGGCTAAACAAGGTGACACAAGTTACTGATAATTTCCCTAAAGGAGAAGATGGTATCAGGAGAATTGACGTCTGATATTTAATCATCTATAATAAATTATAAACATTATTTTACATGTCTGAATATAGAAAGACAGCACTTGTATTAGGTGCTGGTGGATTTATTGGTAGTCACATGGTCAATAGACTGCGTGAGGATGGATACTGGGTACGTGGGGTAGACCTCAAGCACCCAGAGTTTGGTGAGCATAAAGCAAATGAATTTGTTCAAGGAGACTTGCGTGATGTGAATTTTGTTTCAAGAGTTATTCAGTTCAAAGGTGAGCGGGGTAACTTTTATAGTAGTGTTCCTTATCAATATATTAAATCTTTTGATGAGATCTATCAGTTTGCTGCTGACATGGGTGGAGCAGGATTTGTATTCACTGGAGAAAACGATGCAGACATCATGCACAACTCTGTTAGTATTAATTTAAATGTTCTTGAAGAGCAACGTAAATTTAATGAGCAACTAGGCAAAAGTTCTACTAAGATTTTCTATTCTGGATCTGCTTGCATGTATCCAGAATACAATCAAGTAGATCCTAATAATCCTGATTGCAGGGAGGATTCAGCATATCCAGCAGCACCTGACTCTGAGTATGGGTGGGAGAAACTTTTCAGTGAAAGACTATATCTTGCTTATAATAAGAACCATGGTATTCCTGTGAGGATTGCTAGGTATCATAATATATTTGGACCTGAAGGAACCTGGGATGGTGGAAGAGAAAAGGCACCAGCAGCAATCTGTCGTAAAATAGCAAAACTTCCTGGAGTAGGTGGACATATTGAAGTATGGGGTGATGGTGAGCAGACACGTTCCTTCCTATACATTGATGATTGTATTGAAGCAACTAGAAGGTTGATGGATTCTGATTTCATGGGACCAGTGAACATTGGTTCTGAAGAGATGGTAACAATCAATCAGTTGACTGATATTACTTCTAAGGTAGCAGGCAAACCTATCAAGAGAAACCATAAAATGGATGCTCCTCTTGGTGTTCGTGGTAGGAACTCTAACAATGATTTGATTAGAGAGAAACTTGGATGGGATTTTGAGGTGACTCTTGAAGAAGGTATTCGTTACACCTATCATTGGATTAATGCTCAACTTGAAGAAGTATGATTGGATTTAATTATCTTGGCAAACTAGGACAACTGGGTAACCAGATGTTTCAGTATGCTGCTATAAAAGGTATTGCAGCAAACAGAGGATATAATTACTGCATTCCTAATCATAAAGATGTTCTGGTTGATACTCTAGGTAATAACTTGAGGATTGAACTCTTCAATGTCTTCAAGATGAGTAATTGTAGTGCTCTCAATATTCAATTTATTGATCAAAACAGACCCAGTATTCAAGAGAGTGGGTTTCATTTTAATGAATCAATATTCAATGAATGTCCAGACTGGGTAACCCTGTTTGGTTTCTATCAGACAGAGAAGTACTTTAAGAATATTGAAGATGAGATTCGTCAAGATTTTGAGTTCATTGATGAGTATCATAAACCCTGTGTAGAGATGATTGCTGGTGTAGAGAATCCAGTTGCAATTCATATCAGAAGAGGGGACTTCTTGAAGAACTCAGGCAATCATCATAATCTGAGCATCACTTACTATGAGAAAGCACTCTCCATGTTTGGTGCTGATAGAAATGCAATCATCTTCTCTGATGATCCTCAGTGGTGTAAAGATCAGAAAGCTTTCTCAGATGATAGATTTTTAGTGTCAGAGGGCAATTCAAGCTATATTGATTTGTGTCTGATGTCTCTGTGTTCAGACTTCATTATTGCTAACTCTACCTTTTCTTGGTGGGGTGCTTGGTTAGCAAACAAAGGCAAAGTAATTGCACCATCAGTGTGGTTTGGTCCTAACAATGCACACCTAGATATCAAAGATTTATATCCTGAAGGATGGGAGGTAATAGATGAGTGAAGTGACTATTATGAATAGTATTGGGGGTTGCGCCTCTAGTCAACTATTCAAGATTGTAAATGAATTGGGTATTGAAAGTAACTCAGACCATTTTCATCAAGGTATCAATTTTGGCAGATGTAAACACACACTTTATCCTCCACAATATGTTGAGATTGATAGGGCAATCTTTGTGATGGGTGACCCAATTCAGTCTGTTATATCATTATTCAGACGTGATATGGGTGTTACTCATATTGAAAATAAAGGTCTTCCTCTTCATCCTACTAGGACTGATAATGTAGAGTTACATCCTGAGTCTAAAGAGATTTACAAGGTTCATCCACAGTATAAAAAGAACTACGATCTTAAGGAATATGTAGAAGGTGGTCTAGATTGGTTTATGACCTATGAGCACATATATAACTGGACAATAATGGAGACAAGGTATCCCATACTTTGTGTTAAGTCTGATGTTCAGTGGGACTATGGAAAAGAAATCTTTTTAGACTTCTTAAGACAGAAGAAAGTTCCATCAAATTATGTGAAGAAACCAAGGAATTCAAAGATTGATCTTGTTCCACCAGACAAACGTGAGCAATTTGAATCTATTCTTCAGAAAGCAACTGACTATTACAATACACTTCCAGATTATTTTGTGAGACAATGAAGAATTACATATACAATAAAGCAGATCTAATCCATTCTAAAGAATCAAGAGATAATAATAACTGGGAGAATGACTTCCCACATCAAGACCTTTGGAGAAAGGACGATGCTCTTGTAAAATGGGTAGGTGTATTGGATAGGTTTAAAGAACTATATCCTGATAATGGTAAGACTGTGGTAGACTTAGGATGTGCTAGGGGATGTGTTCCTCACATCATTAGTTCCTGGGGCAATGATGTAACAGGCGTAGATACTATTAAGACAGGTGGTCGTATTGATCATGACTGTGTAGATAGTAAGACAACAATGATTGAGTCTAATATCTGGGATTGGTTTCCTACTGTAGAAGATGGAAGCATAGATGTCTTCACTGATCTATGTTCTATTACTCATTTCTGTGGTAGCACTGGTATCTGTTCTGATGGAGAAACTGTTCTGAATAATGTATTCAGAGAGACCTACAGATGCCTAAAACCAGGTGGTCACTTCATTATCTCTTCTGACTGTCAGACTGATTCTGAAGATGGTGAGTTTGTAAGTCCCCAGATATTCATCTCAGCAGCAAAAGCACAGGGATTGAAATTGATGGGAAGGTGGACAAATAGAACTAAGGATCTATTCAAAGTTCCTGGGTTTTCTTACCTCAATGTTTGCAGTTTAACTTTTATAAAAGATGTCTGATACGTATCAAAAAATTATTGAAGACTTCACTTCATTCAAAGGTCCTATATCTAATGATCATATCATTTTGAGTGATCATATTCCATCATTTGATATCCCTAGAGATGGATACTGGCTTGAGTTTGGAGTATACTCTGGAAAGACTATCAACAAACTAAGTAAGTGCTGTAATCTAATCTATGGGTTTGATTCCTTTGATGGTCTTCCAGAGGATTGGACTGATGATATTGGGAAAGGGCATTTTAGTGTTCCTGAACCACCAAGAGTAGAAGACAATGTTGAACTAGTGATTGGTTGGTTTGATGAAACACTTCCTAAATTTGTAAAGGAGTATGTTATTGATAAGATCTCTTTCATTAATATTGATTGTGATCTATACTCTTCTACTAAAACCATATTCAAGTATCTTGGTCCATATATTAAACCTGGAACATACATATACTTTGATGAGTTTCTTATTAAGAAGAACATGAAGGAGAATGAAGCTAAAGCATTTGCTGAGTTTCTTGATGAGTATAATTATGGATACAAAATCCTAATGAATAGTACAGACCACTTGCCTATTCAAACCATAGTTGAAATTGTATGAAACTAGCAGTAGTCTTTATTGGTACTAATAAGTATCTTAACTTCTTACCTAGTTGGTATAATGCATGTGAGAAGTTTCTTACTCCTAAGACAGAGAAGCAATACTTTGTCTTTACTGATGGTGAGATTGAAGGTATGCCTGAGAATGTAAATGCATTCAGTCAAGAGCATTTGCCCTGGCCATATATCACTCTTAAGAGATGGGACACTATTCTTAAAGCACGTACTCCATTGGAACAATTTGACTATGTTCTTTTCCTTGATGCTGATATGAGAGTAGTATCTGAGGTATCAGAAGAAGACTTGTTCACTAATAAAAAGTTTATTGGTGTGCATCATCCATGTCATGCAATGGGTATGAACCCACATACTCAATTTCCAGGAGCCTTTGAGACTAACCCCCAATCTCTTGCATCAATCACAGAAGAGGATGATGTCTCTACCTATTGGCAAGGTTGTTTGTGGGGTGGTAGAGTTCCTTATGTGATTGATATGATTAAAGAACTAGATAGAAGGACTATGGATGATCTAGACAGAGATGTGATTGCTGTATGGCATGATGAAAGTCAGATGAACAAGTTCTTTATTGAAAACAAAGAAGATGTTCATACTCTTGGTCCACAGTATGCATATCCAGAATGCTTCAGCGACTACTGTGAGTTTGATTCAGTAATTGTCCATCTAGCAAAAGACAACTCTAAGTATCAGGTATGACAAACTTGAAGAGTGGTCTATCTGGATGTCAGATAACACTACTCAATAATAATATATTAAGAAAGTATTCTTCCTGTGAAGGATATAACCAGAGATTGCTTTCTCAAATCAGGAAGCAGTCTCTTTTTTCGCATTTTGTATTACAAAATATTGAAGCACCTAGAGTGCATAGTATTCATCAGGAAGATCTATACTCTTTTGATATGGAGTATGTCTCAGGGTTCTCTTTTGATGAATACTTTTCTCACGCTAATACAAAGCAAATTGACTTTGTAGTTGAATCATTATATGGATATTTTGATTTTTTGATTAGAAATTCAAGAGTATACCATACTGAGGTATCTAAAGGTATCTTTGAGAACAAACTAAACAGTATGAAGCAGAGTGATTTCCTCTCACACATCAAGAAACAAGTGGTGGATATGCAAGTACCATATAGTTTTTGCCATGGTGACTTGACCTTTGCCAATATAATCTTTCATAAGAATAGATTATATTTCATTGATTTTTTAGATTCATTTATAGATAGTTATCTGATAGACTTTGCAAAACTGAAGCAGGATTTGTATTATTGTTGGAACCTTAGAGTTCAAGACATACATAATCTTAGAATATATCAGATATACTCATATATCTGGGGAAAGATAGAGAGCAGATACTCTGATTATCTGGACACAAAAGCATTCAAAGTATTGGATGCTATGAACCTTTTACGTATAGAACCTTACTTGACTAATGAGAAACAGAGTTCTATACTGAATACACTAGTAGAAAAGACAGATCTATATGAAGACCTTAGTAGTTCCCATGGCAGGGAAGTCATCACGCTTCCCAAACATGAGACCCAAGTGGATGCTGACTCACCCAAAGAAGAATAGATTCATGGTGGTTGAGTCTATCTCAGGACTTAACTTAGACTTCTTTGACATAATTTACTTTGTTGTCCTTCAAGAACATGAGGATCAGTATCAATTCACTAAAGGAATGGCTAGGGAGCTCAATGAATTAGGGATTTTAGAGAAGTCTAAATTTGCTTATCTCACAGAACCCACATCTTCACAGTCAGATACTGTATATCAAGTTCTCTCAGGTGATGAAGTAGAGGGGTTTGTGTTTGTAAAGGACTCTGACAATTACTATGAGTGCAACATCCAAGAAGAAAATCAGGTTGTCTACTATGATCTGAATGCAGAAGATGATATTAATGCTAGGAATAAGAGTTACATTGAACTGGATGTGAATGGAGTCATTACTAATATTGTAGAGAAGGATGTTATCAGTTCTACATTCTCTTGTGGTGGATATGGGTTTGCAGATGCACAAGAGTTCTGCAAGTCATATGAAAAACTTGAAGTGATGGAAGGTGAGTGTTATATCAGTAATGTCATCTACGATATGATGCTGTCTGGTTCTAAGTTCTCTGGTTCAAGAGTTGATAAGTATAAGGATTGGGGAACATTAGAAGTCTGGAACAAGTATAAGTCACAATACAACACTCTGTTTGTTGATATTGATGGGACATTAGTCACCAACTCATCTATTCAGTTCCCACCATATGTGGGTTCAGGAGAACCACTTACACTCAACATTCAGTATCTACGAGAGGAGTATGAGAAGGGGAAGGTTTATATCATCCTGACCACAAGTCGTCCAGAGTTTCTACGTAAGATAACTGTGAGTGAGATGGAGAGGCATAACATGCCTTATGATCAATTGGTGATGGGACTTCCACATTGCAAAAGAACTGTGATCAATGATTTTGCAAAGAGCAATACATACCCTTCATGTGATGCTATAAATATTCCCAGAAATCATGATAATTTGAGTGAGTATCTATGAGGATGGCATTGTGTTTTTCTGGGCAGCCCAGATTCATAGAACAAGTTGCTCCCAGTATTCTTGAAAATGTTATTGATAAGAATGATGTAGATGTTTTTGCACACCTGTGGTTTGATGAGGATCTTCAAACCAATCCGTATAAGTATGGTGGAGCAGGTAAGTGGAAGGATCAGCGCATTGCACCTGATGCTATTGATAAGTTTAAAGAGATATACAAACCAAAGGGCATTCTAGTAGAAAAGAGTAGGAAGTTTTTAGACTCAAATCTATCTGATGACTATCTTGCATCACTCAAAAGATATAAGTGGGGAGCTATTGATAATCCAGAGGAACCAGACTTTGCAGTAAGAGATGTAAACAATATTATCTCCTATTATTATTCTTTAATGAAAGTTTGCACTCTTAAGAAGGAGTATGAGCATGAGAATAATTTTAAGTATGACTATGTGTTAAAGATCAGAACAGATTCAGTTATTGGAACCAAGATTGAGTATGATGGGTTCTCAAAAGACACCATCTTCTACTCTGGTAATCAGAATCAACCAGATGGAATGATTAATGATTGGTTTAATTTTGGTGGTTCTAAAGTCATGGATGCATTTATGTCTGCATATCCTGTGATTGATCTTTGTATTGAACAGTGTATTGAGCAAGCAGAAGGTGCCTGGTGTTGTGAACTCATCCATAGAAAGATGATTGACTTCTTCAACATCCCCTGCAAATCACTTCCTATCCACATTACACTCCCTAGATTTTGATGAAAGTAGCACTATGTTTTTCTGGTCAACCCAGATATGTTGAGAAATCATATGAACAGTTTAGTAAAAATATTCTGAGTAATAATGATGTAGATGTATTTGCCCACATGTGGTGGGATGAATCCTATAAAGGCAAATCATTTGTATGGGAAAGTAAGGACAAGTATCCAGAAGACTACAGTCCTATGGATAAATTTGAAGAACTCTTCAAACCCAAATGGACCTTTATAGAAGCACACAAACCAAAAGAGTTTTTTGGTTATGATAAGTTTCCTACTATTAGTTTGTTTGATTCCTCTATGGATATAGATGTAATTCGTAGTATTGTGACAAGACAGAGAAGTCAATGGTATTCAATTCATTGGTCTATGTCTCATCCAGATCTGGATGACTATGACTTAATTGTAAGAGCAAGAACTGACTTGACTTTTGAACAACCAATTAATTTCTCTGACTATGATGTAGATAAAGTTCATATGATGGACGGATCTTTGCAGTGTGGTGGTGATAGACATTATCAAGATTGGTTCTGGTTTGGACCACCTAACTATATGAGACAGATTAATAAAACTTATGAGAAGATTCTTCCATTCTATAAGAATGGACTGAAACATATGCATGAACTTATGCTACACTCTATCTCTGAAGAAAGTGTTCCTGGTGAAATTTTAGACCTGGGTGTTTATATGATGAAGAGAAGTGGTATAGATATCAATGAGCAAAAGAAGATTATCAAAGAAAAAACAGAAGACCTTCAGGTTGATCTGATCTAGGAGTTATTATGAAAGTTATTATCTGGGGGTATCCTTTACATACCCATACCCATTCGTATACTCATGCTGCTGTATATAAAGCATTTCAGAGTCTAGGATATGAAACACACTGGTTTCATGATGGTGAGTATCCAGAAGACTTTGACTATGAAGATTGTCTGTTCTTCACAGAAGGATTTGCAGACTCAAAGATGCCTCTGAGGAAGACCAGCACATACTTTGTACATGTGTGTGTGAATCCAGAAAGGTATATTGGCAAAGTCAAGAAACTCATTGACGTCAGATATCTAATGGACAAGATGGATTCAGATAATTATAGTTTTGTTCTGGATAGGTCTAATTGTGATGTACTAGATAAAGGTGTGCTCCATGAAAGACATTCTGGAGACTATGAGATCATCTACATGGCTTGGGCTACTAATCTCTTGCCAGATGAAATTGATCTTGAATGGGCAAAGATTGAAAGATCTAATACTTATAACTTCCTAGGAAGCATTTCTAGTGGTGGTAGATTTGCCAATGCAGAATACATTCAGCAATTTGCAGAATGTTGTGCTAAAATAGGTGTGGAGACTGCAGTCAATGACCCATGGCAAAATCCTTTAAGTGAGGAGGATAATGTAAAACTCACACAACAATCTTTTATGTGTCCTGATTTTAGGAACAGGACTCATAAGAAATGGGGATACATTGGATGCAGGTTGATGAAAGCAATTAGTTTTGGTCAACTTGGTATGACAAACTCAAAGATTAGTCAAGAATTTATTGATGATTCTGTTCTATATTCTGAGAGCATCCCAGAACTATTCCAACTTGGTTTGGAACACAAGGATGATATTGATAGGATTCAACATCAGATGAATGTAATTCGTAAAGAACATACATTTGTCAATCGTGCACAAGGTTTACTGAAACTGATCTAGGAGAAAGAAATGAACAACCCATTTGGATTTGAGATTGATCCTCGCTACAAACACTTTGAATTCCAACGTGAACACCTACCTACAGTAATCAAAGATAGTCTTGCTACTGATGGTAGGAATGATCTTAAGGTTGTTGAAATTGGTGTGGAGTATGGTGGTTATCTTGATATCTACTATCCCCAACTTGAATCTGTAACTTCTGAGTTCTACTGTGTTGATCTCTGGTCAACAGATGGCAATGATGATTACTTTCGTAATCGTGATGGACAAGTAGAGCGTGGACATAAACGTGTTATTGAAAGGTATGGTGACAATCCTAAGGTCACATTATGTCAGGGTGCTTCTGTAGAGAGAGCAGCAGAGTTTGAAGATGAATATTTTGACTGGATCTATATTGATGCAGATCATACTAAGGAAGCAGTATTGAGTGATATTACTGCATGGTATCCTAAACTTAGGAAGGGTGGTATCATTTCAGGACATGATTGTTTTTGCGAACCTACCAATGAAGCATATGATTTCTTTGATGTTGAAGGTGCTCTGGAAGAATACTTTGCAGATGTTGTTCAGGATATCTGGATGACTTCAGAAGCTTCATATAAGAGTTGGTCCTATATCAAACCTGAGTAATGTCTAAAATAACATTTGGTTATATTGTTGGTGGGTCAGATAAGCATTATGAGAATTTATTAAGGTCGTTGAGATCTCTGGAAAGGATCAAACAGGACCATGAAATTCTTATTTTAGATGCTGATGGCAGACTTAGTGACTCTGATGAACAGGAGAATGTGAGAATCATTCACTATCCTGTTCAAGAGGGGAGAGGTGATAATTGGTTCAAACCACACATCTGGAAGATGAGATACCATCTTTATGAGTTTCTTGAAACTGATTACTGCATCTATATGGATACTGATACAGTGATTGTAAATGATAAAGTTGATGAGCTCATTGAGTTCTCTGAGGATAAGTTTCTTATCTGCGCACATTGGTGGTTAAATGATATCAAAGACTACTTCAGTAAGGTAAGAGTTAGTACTCCTGATATTAAACCTTACTTGGACCACAACAATGCATATCAAAGATACATTGCATCAGGTGTATTCTTGTTTAAGAGGGGAGTACATGATGGAATCTTTAAAACATTTTCTAAGATGTTTGATTCTATCTTTGTAGATGGTCAGTGTCCTATTGGTATTACTGATGAACTGCTGCTGGGTCTATCCTTATATCAGGAAGGCAACTATAAGTTTGCTCATGGTTCTATGAATCATAGCTCTAATCATAATCAGATGCCTCTCAAATATACTAGAGACAACTTTTATGGAAAGAATCCTGATGATGAGGAGTTTGAAAAAGTATTCTTGTTTCATAACGACATCAAAGAATTTTATACTAGTGATATCACAGCAGGTCTAGAACAAGATGTGATTAAAAAACTAGAGAAAGTCTGTTATATAAAGGAGTAGTATGACTGTATTTGCAAAAGCACCTCTTCGTCTTGGTCTTGCTGGAGGAGGCACAGACCTGAGTCCATATTGGAATAACTATGGTGGAGTAGTGCTAAGTGGAACTATTGATCAGTACGCTTATTGTAAGATAGAACCGTATATCTGTGATTGTAGAGACAAACATTGGGTATTCAATAGTATTGATCTGGGAGTGTGTGAAAACTACGATGTATACTCAGATAGTTTTATGAGAGGAGAGTGTAGTGAATCCAAGTTAAGTCTTCTTATCAATGCATATCAGTATCTAACCTCCAATATAGACAGAGAACCCATAAAGATTACCACATATGTTGAGGCACCTCCTGGTAGTGGTTTAGGTAGCTCTAGTGCCCTTGTAGTAGCATTAGTGGCTGCTATCAGTGAGTATTATGGTATTCCTTATGATGAATATCAAATAGCATCTACTGCATTAAAGATTGAAAGAGAGATTTGTGACTTGCCTGGTGGTAAGCAAGACCAATACTCAGCAGCATTTGGTGGGTTCAACTATATTGAGTTCTTGCAGGATGGCAGAACTATTGTGAATCCTCTGAGATTGAACCATAAGACACAGAATATGTTAGAAATGAATACTGTTCTATATTATGTGGGTTCACCTAGAACTGATGCTAGGATTATTGAAGCAACTTCTAATAATCTAGATAAAGATGAGAAGACTATAGAGGTTACTCACAAAATTAAAGAATCGTGTATAGAGTTCAAGAGAAGTCTTCTAGTTGGTGATGTGAAAAAGTTGTCAGAACTCATGAATGAGTATTGGAAATTGAAATTGCAGACTAGCAGTAAGGTGGGTTCTCCTGCTCTAATAGATACCTATGAATATGCTATGATTAATGGGGCAACTGCTGCCAAGATTTCTGGTGCTGGTGGTGGAGGACATATGGTTCTCTTTACTGAATTTGAGAATAGACACAAATTGATATCAGCACTTAAAAAAAGAGAGAAGGGTAGGATTGTCCCATTCAAGTTTGTAAAACATGGAGTAGAGGTATGGAGGCAATAGATATCCATCAGAAAGGATGGGGATGGGAAAACTGGATTGTTAATAAGGAAGAATATTGTGGCAAACTACTTTTCTTTAAGCAAGGATTGAAGTGCTCCTATCATTATCATAAGATCAAAGATGAAGTCTTCTATGTTCAGAGTGGTAAGATCTTTATTACCTACGGGTATACAGACAATATTGATGCAGCAGAAACTATCACCCTATATGAGGGAGAGAAGTTCCATGTTCCTGTTGGCATGAGACACCAGATGAAGGCAATTGAAGACACTGAATTGTTTGAATTTTCTACACAACATTTTGAAGATGATAGTTACAGAGTTATCAAAGGGGACTAAACTTTATATTCTTGTTGGAGGGAGAGGAACTAGACTAAAATCAGTAGTAGGCGATACTCCTAAACCTCTTGTAGATATACACGGAAAGAGATTCTTACAAAGAGTCATAGAAAATTTATCAGGTTTTGATATTACTTTGGTATGCTCAGAACTAAATGCTGAATGGTATAAAGGATTCAATTACAAAGTCTTTAATGAAGGATATCTCACAGGAACTGGGGGTTGGTTAAAGAAAGTTGATCTACCAGAATCATTTTACGTCATGAATGGTGATACATTTTTTGCTGATGATATTAATGTGGATGTCAACTCAACCACTGTCTTTGTAAGTGAAGAAATAATTACTGGCGATGAAGGATATATTGAGGGAGAAGATGGTAAAGTTAAAAAGTTTGTAGAAAAGAACCAAGAAGCAGTAGGAAAAAATAAATTAGTTAATGTGGGCATCTACAAGTTCTATAAGAAAGATTTAAATCTACCTTTTGGTTTCCCTATCAGCATAGAGTATGATATACTACCTAATATAGATCTTTCCTATGAGGTCATACATTCTAAAAAGTTTGACATAGGAACCCCAGAAAGATTGGAGAAATTTAAATCATGGTTCAATACTTAATCACAGGTGCTGCTGGAATGATGGGGACTCACTTGTGGGAATCCCTAAAACGAAAGGAATGTGATGTATTAGCAACATACCACCAACCAACTATAGATGAAAGAGATAAGTATATGGATGAGTTGGATGATCAAGTCCAACTAGATCTCACTTCCTTTTCAAGTACACTCAGGTCTATTGAGTTATTCAAACCTGATGTTATTTTTCACCTTGCTGCACAGAGCAGACCAGATGTTTCATTCAAGTTTGTAAAGCACACACTGAAAACAAATATCATTGGAACTCAGCATCTATTAGAGGCATGTAGAGTCCTGAAGCATAAACCTCTTATTATTAATGCATCTTCTTCTGCTGTGTATGGTGATATTGATTGGTCTGTTCCACCTGATGAAGAGTCTGCTACTAAGCCACTGTCTCCCTATGGAACAAGCAAGTTGGCTCAGGAACATTTGGTCAGGAATTACTATGAGATGGGATGTATTGATTATGTGAATGTTCGTATTTTCAACTGCACTGGTCCTAGGAAGACTGCTGATCTTATTTCTGATGTCTGTAAAAGAGTTGTGACTAGTGAGGAGTCTATTCCTGTTGGTAACCTTAATGCAATTAGGTCTATTGTAGATGTGAGAGATCTTGTTGAGGGTTTAATTCTATGTGAAGGCATTAAGAATACTACTATAAATCTGGGGGCAACAAATACATATGCTGTCTCTGAAATCATTCGTAAAATTGTAGGAGATAGAGATATCCATCAGGATGAAAGTCTATTCAGACCCACTGATGAACCAATTATCTGGGGTAATATAAATAAGGCAAAAGAACTTCTAGGATGGGAACCTAAGATTTCACTAGAAGAAACTATCAATGATACTCTTGATTATTGGAGAAATTTGAAATGAAAATATGTTTAGTTGGACCAGGCATTATGCCTATTCCACCTGATGGATGGGGCGCTCTGGAAAGACAGATATGGGATAGGGCATGTGTATTGGGTGAGATGGGTCATGAAGGTGATATCATCAATGTTCCTGATATGAATGAGATTGCTAAGGAATGTCTTGAAGGTGACTACGATGTAATTCATATTCACTATGATATGTTCTATCCTGTGATAGACTTTCTTTATGGAAAGGTAAAGTGCCCTATCCTATTCAGTAGCCACTATCCTTATATTGACCAACCTGATTGGCACAAGAAGGATGGATATTGGAGAGTTGCTGACTGGATGATTCAGAATAGGGAGAAATATTATAACTTTGCTGTATCACCTAAGGATGTTGAGTGGTATAAAGAGCATGAATGGGAAGAAGATAGACTCTTCTGGTTGATGGAAGGAACCAATGACCCTGAGTTTGTATATGATAAGGAATCTACTTACACTGATAAGTCAATCTATCTGGGCAAGATCTCTGCTAGAAAGAAACAAGACATCTATCAAGATTTGATTGGTGTCGACTTTGTGGGCAAGTTTGAACCTGGAACTCTGTTTGATAAGAACAGAGATAGTTACAAAGGTGAGTGGGGAAGAGATAAACTATGTGGCGATCTGACCAAGTATGCTAATATGGTTCTACTCTCTGATGGTGAGAATGGAACATCTCTTGCTATTAAAGAAGCATTGGTAGTTGGACTTGGTGTAGTTATTTCACGTCACAGCTCTGCTGAACTTGATATAAACAAAGAGTTCATTACAGTAATCCCTGATGAGTATCTGAATGACTTTGATTACATCAATAAAAAGATCAAAGAGAATAGAGAATATTCTTGTACTAACAGAGAAGATATTAGAGAGTATGGGATGAAAACATTCTCATTGACTACTCTGATTGATAAGTATATGAAAAATGTAGAAAGCATTATCAAATGAATATCAGTATTATTGGACCTAACACTGCCATCCCACCTAAGGGATGGGGTGCTGTTGAATCCCTAATATGGGACATGAAGGTTACACTAGGACAGTTAGGTCATAGTGTTCAGATTATCAATGTGGGAGACCCTAGACAGATCATTCAGATGATCAATGAGTTTCGTCCTGACTTTGTTCATATCAATTATGATGATTGGGTTCCTTTATATCCATACATTCAGTATCCCTGTGCTGTAACCACTCACTTTGCTTATATTGAACGTCCTCAAATGATGGGTGGATATAAACAGAGAGTATTTGATGAGTTTACTAGAATTAAACCTAATGTCTTTGGTTTATCTGAGGGAATTAATGATGTCTACCACAATCTTGCTGGTATTCCTAGGGACAGATTGTTTCTAAATCCCAATGGTGTAAATCTAAGTAAGTTTAAGGTAACACATGAACCAAACAATGGTGATAGATCCATCTACCTTGCTAAAGTAGATTCTAGAAAGAGACAACATTTGTTTCAAAGTATTGATTCACTCTGGTATGCTGGCAATATTGCTGATAGTAGATTTGATAAGGCAAAGAACTATCTGGGAGAGTGGGATAAGGATAAGTTACATAGGATGCTAAGTACCTATGGAAACCTGGTCCTCCTATCTGATGGTGAAGCACACCCTCTGGTATGTCCTGAAGCATTTGCTGCTGGTCTAGGAGTGGTTATCAGTGAATGGGCTACTGCTAACTTAGATACCACCAAGAAGTTCATCACAGTTATTCCAGAAAATAAAATTGATGATCTGGAATATGTAGAACAAAAAATTATTGAGAATAGAGAATACTCCGTAAAGAATAGAGATGAGATTCTAGACTATGCAAAACAGTTTGAATGGTCTAGAATGTTGATTGAATACTTCCTACCAAACGTTGAAAAAGTGATTCATGGATAGAGATAAGAATAAATCAGTATACAAGTTGAAAGGAATTGGTCCTATCTATTGTATCAATCTTGATGGACAACCTGAGAGATGGGAGTACATGGAGGATCAGTTTAAGTATTGGGAGATTGAAAACTACAAGAGAATCTCTGCTTATGATGGCAGAGAAGATGACCTTGGAGATATACTTAAAGGTAGGTATCCAGAACTTATGAGTTCTGGTGAGATTGGTTGCACTGTCTCTCACCTCAAAGCAATTAAGGATTTCTATTACAATAGTGAATCACCCTATGCAATCATGATGGAAGATGATTGTAATCTAGACTTAGTTCGCTTCTGGAACTTTACTTGGAAGGACTGGTTCTGCAAAATTCCATATGATTGGGATGTAGTTCAGATTGCTATCATATGTACTGGTGATCTTCATGTAAGGATTCATAAAAGATTTGTGAATGAGTTTTCTACTGCTTGTTACCTTATTACAAGGCATCATGCTAAGAAGATGATTGATCTTCATTGCAGGGGAGAGAAGTATAAACTTGATAATGGGGTAAAGCCACGCCCTGTTGCTGATGATCTCCTCTATAACTCAGGCAATGCTTATTCTATTCCTCTTTTACTTTATCGTATTGAATTGGGTTCAAGTATTCACCCTGAGCATATTGATGTCTTTCATAAGGGCAATTATGACTCTCAGTCAAACTACTGGCAGCAACAAGGTTGCCAGATGACTGTTGATCAGCTGATGAATTTTGATCCATATCTTGGCAGAGTAGTGGAACCATCACCAAAACAGGAGAGTCTTCCAACATACTCTGAGGAGGCTTGACAGATCTTATGAGGTCTGCTATATTATAAATATACTTGTGTTGGGAGATCATCTTAACACTAAGTAATAGAACCGAATCTCCGCAAATTTGAGCAAGGTTTTAAATGATAGAATCAGAGACAAGTCGAGTCTCTTAACATCCGTAGGTTAAACTCTACGAGACAAAAAGGTAAACAAAAAATGTTCAAATCCGTATTCGCAGCAGCTGCTGCTCTTTCTGTGTCCGCAGGCGCTGCCTTTGCTGGACCCTATGTCAATATTGAAACCAATGCTGGATGGGTTGGCGATGACTACACCGCTGCAACCACAGATCTTCACGTGGGTTTTGAAGGAGAAGCAGGAAATGCTTCCTACTATGTTCAGGCTGGCCCTGCGATCGTAGCTGTTGATGGCGAAGACACTGACACCCAGTTCTCTGGTAAAGCAGGAGTTGGCGTCCCCGTCTCTGATGCTCTTGGAGTATATGGTGAGATGTCCTTCCTGACTGCTGACAATGATGATGACTTTGGTGTTGGTGGCAAATTGGGTCTGAAGTACAGCTTCTGATATTCAATATAGACACATAAACATCTAGATGTTATACTGGGGATGCGACTGCATCCCTTTTTTTATGGACTATACTCCACCAGCTCTTTGTATCAGAAGCATTGCCCCCTCTGATACTGCAGGTAAAGTACTTTTAGATATGCCATCTATATGGAGAGATAGCGATTCTATAAACCCTGTAGAGGTTGATGAAACAATAGTTAAATCTATTATGAGTGAACCTTACAGCGTACCTATGTGTCCTCCTGGATGGCCAAATCCCCCTACTGATGTGGAATGAAAAAATATTTACTAATCATAGTTACAAATCCTGCAGCTCAAGCATCAGTATTCTTGTTAGGGATACTAATAATGATAGGCACACTACACAATCATGCTCACTATGAGATGAGTAATGATCCTGATGCATATGTATATCGATGGTGTAAGAAAAATCCTGAGAGATGCAAGTACACTCCCAAGTAACCCCACAAAACTTGACAGGTCTTTAGATTTACTATATACTATGTAAAGAAACTTTAAGGAGTGTAACATGACTGTAACAACTGAAGATGGTGGACGTACAAACATGTATGCTACTGAACCTAGAATGTATATCTCAGAGACAGACGCAGAGCGTTATGGTCTTGAGACATATGCAGAAAAAGCAGAGAAACTAAATGGACGGACTGCTATGCTTGGATTTGTTGCTGCTGTTGTCTCTTATGCCACTAGTGGTAGTGTATTTTTCTTTGGTGTCTTCGGATTCTGACACTTGAAAATTGTCTGCTATAATAGTGGAATAGATAAGGGGAATAGTAAAAAGTAATATGCCAAACCCCAATCAACTCTACGAGGACATGGAAAAATTGAATGCCCTATACGAAGAGCTTTGTTGGGATCATGATGATGAATTAGTATTTCAAATAGAATACCTGACAGGCAAAGGTAGAATTATTATCAAAAACAAAACACAGGAGAAAAGACAATGAACGAAAATGCAGAAAAATTGAATGGTCGCTTCGCAATGCTGGGAGTAATTGCAGCAATGGGAGCATATGCACTAACTGGACAAATCATTCCAGGTATCTTTTAACACAGAGGAAAGACAAATGACCACTGAAATAATTATTCAGTTGTTTACAGGAGTTGCAATACTTGGAGTTATCTCCTCATTACTGCAAGAAGATAATGAGGATGATGGTCCACCTGATGGTGGTATGATGCAACCAGCATTTGAGAGGGGCTAAGGACCCTCTTTTTTTATAAATATTTTTAACCTCATCTCTCATTAAAATGCTTGGTAACACACCCAAGGCAAAATCAGAAGAGAAAGACCATGATGAAGATAAGAGTGAAGTTCTTGGTAATTTAGTGAAAGTCGTAGTACTTATTTGGTCTGCTTCCCTATTAACCTTTAGCTACGTAAGACTTCCTAATGGACAAAAGATTTTAGATTTTGATCCTACTTTTATCGCCTCAGTATTTTCTGGCTCACTAGCAGCATTTGGACTGAGTCCTGCTAAGGCAGCTGTTGCTGGAGCAGTTGCAAAGAAAAAGAAAGAAGAACCTGAAGTTGTTTCTGCAGTAGAACCTAAGAGCAGATAATAAGTCAGGAAGTCAGAACAGGTCTAGGTATAAAGACTTGAAAATATACTAGATAGTGTAGTTGCATTTCAAGATGAAGGCGACTATAATTACTAGTGTGGACCCCATAAAGGCGCAGGTATGATTGGTGTTATTCACTTAAACTAATGAAAATATTTTTAGATACAGCAAATGTTGAATCCATTGTAAAGGCATATGGAACAGGTCTTATTGATGGAGTGACCACAAATCCTACTTTAATTTTAGCAGGAGGTAGAACTATTGAGGATGTTACTACTGAATTGATTCAGAGTTGTCCCAATCTTATCAGCGTATCTACAGAAGTAGTAGCAGATACTGCTACTGAAATGATAGAACAAGGAAGAAAGTATATCCCTCTTGGTGATGCAGTCACTATCAAAGTTCCCTGCACAGTAGAAGGTCTCAAAGCATGTAAGACACTTACAGATGAAGGTTTCAAAGTCAATGTCACTTTAATTTTCTCAGTGACTCAAGCAATTCTTGCTGCAAAAGCAGGAGCAACCTATGTCTCACCTTTTGTAGGTAGACTCAATGATAATTCCTTTGGTGGTATTGCATTGATTCAGGCAATTGCTGAGACATATTCACTTCATAGAGTAAGAACACAAGTTCTTGCTGCTTCAGTTCGTGAAGTGAATCAAGTTGGTAGATGCTTTGCAGCAGGTGCTGATGTTTGTACTATACCTCCTAAGGTATTCTGGGGAATGTATAATCATATCCTTACAGATAAAGGATTGGAGTTATTCCAAGCTGATTGGGAAACTGCTAATTCAAAAAACCAATAGGATTGATTATGAAAATTGGAATAATTGGATTGGGCACAGTAGGAGAAGGGATGTCTCGTCGCCTCATCAAAAAAGGTCATGAGGTATGGGGGTATAGGAAAGACTATTCAAAAGCTGAGGAACAGTATGAAAATGGATACATCAGTGGGTGTGTCACTTCTATCCAAAGTCTTATCCAAGCAGTAGGATCTAGTGGTCCAGGAATTTATATGATGGTTGAACCATTTAACACAGTGGAGGAAACACTTAATGAGCTTCTACAGCATTGTGGGGAAGGAGATATTATTATTAATAATTGCAATTCTGATACTAAAGATCCGAGAGAGAGGGCATTATCCATGGAGAAACTGGGTATCCAGTATATTGACAGCAGCATTGGTGGTAGTGTTTGTGGCTTGGACTATGGATACAGTCTTATGGTTAGGGGTTCAAATACTGCAGTATCCATCTGTTCTCCTCTCTTCAAAGCTATCTCACCAGATATATCAACAAGTCCTTCCATCAATCCTATGACTGGTTGGAAATATAATGGAGAACTGAAAGAGATTTATCATGTTGGGTAATATATTACTATGGATTTCCATACCATTTGTAGTCACTACAATAATTTTTGGATGTTATAAAGGAGAAACAGTCTACTATGAATCCAATAAGTATAATGGAAATGGAACAGCACATTAAGATGCGTTATAATTTTGCCATGAGTGCATTCGCCAGAATGTATGGTGTGCATCATGTAATGAGTTCCCCTGATATTTCTAGATTCTGTAAGAAGTGGGCTGAAACTGAGGGAGAAGAAGCACCTCAAGGAACTATAAGTGAGATTAACTTTTACTTTTTAGACTTCTGGAAAACCTGGGGAGGGTATCTATGAATCTTATACTAAGACCTCTTGATAATCCATCTGATCCTGTATGGTCAGTTATCTTGTGTGTAATCATTGCTGTGGGTATGGCACTTGGATATGTATTATACATATTAAAGATATCATATACGGAGATTAATGATGGGAGCAATGGTTCCGCCAAGCAGAAAGAGTTGTTACAACTTCAGAGTAGTAGAGATCAATCGTGTTCTTGATGGCGATACTATTGACGTCACTATTGATCTTGGGTTTGATCTACTCAAGAAAGAAAGAGTTAGAATTGCAGGAGTTGATACACCAGAGAAAAGAACAAGAAATCTTGAAGAAAAGGCACTAGGATATGATGCAACCAATTGGCTCATTGAAAAATTGGATGGTGCAATTCAAGGAGAGGATGATCTTATTATACGAACTGAACTTGTTGGCGGTACTGGTAAGTATGGGCGTCTCCTTGGGTGGTTGTACGTGGGTGAAGAGAGAGTATCGCTCAACGAAAGAATGATTGTTGAGGGATATGCTCATGCATATGATGGTGGCACCAAAGATATGAACTTGGAAGCACTTCGTGAAATCAGAAGAGCACACGGTACCCTGGTAGAGTAATACTGTGCTAAGTTTTTTATTTGTACTATCTTTTATTAGTCTTCTTTGTTATGCAATGGAGATTACTTGGACTAAAGAAGGAGGAAAATGATAAGTTTGTATATTACTGCTACTATTATTGTTTTGATGGTAGCATATGCTGGGTTTGAAGGAACTATGAATCTCTTCTTTTATACTTATCTGCAAATTAGATTCCTTCCTTTGAGGATTAGAATCAATTTAATGAAGAGTAAACTCAAAAAAGAGCTAGATAGAGATATGAAACGCTTTATGGAGGACAGATGATTAGTCCTATGAGTTGTGTTAAAAACACAAGAAAGTCTTATAACAAAGAACTTGAAAAAGTAATCACTGAGGTTCAAGTTCAATTTGATGATGAACATCCTGCATGGATCCCCTATACAACACTTCTTTCTATACAAAATTACAAATGCAAAAAGTAATTAATGTTTTAGCATTACTATCATTTGTAGGAACTGCCGGTATTATCGGCGGTGGTACTGCAGTATATCTCAATAAAGATTCTATTGTTGAGAATATCAAATCACAAGTTGCTGGTGCAGCAGCTGAAGCTATCTCTGGTGCTCTTCCTGGAATGATGGATGCAGCAATGCCAGAACTTCCTAGTGCTACTGGAGGTGCTATTCCTTCCTTGCCATCTGCAACTGGTCCCGCCATTAGATTGCCATGACAAATCCAAAAGAGACTGAGCAAGTTACCGAGCATGTATCTAGCAAGTCACCAACTAAGGTGATTGCATTCACATTAGGTGGACTTTTTGCTTTATCACATGTTGGTTTGTTGGGTTATGTAATCAATAGACCAGAAGAACCAAAACTTCTTCAAGTTCCAACTATCAATATCCCTAGTGGTGACTATTCATCTTATACTATCAAGGCAGGTAAAGATGGGTATGAGATTGAATACAGAGCAAATGATCCTAAGATCTTAGAGTCTGAAAGATCACTTGATATGGATAAAGAGAGAAGAGGATTATTTGGAGGAGGCAGAGAGCAAAGGACTGAGAATAGAAGAGATCAATTTACTATGGATGGCACTCGTAACTTAGGAGGTGCTGTAGGAGACAGCGAGGGAAAGTTGACTGCCAAAGAAGCAGAGTGTTTAGTGGCGGACGCTGGCGCACGAAGTCAAGGTGCAATGGCAGGTAGTGCTATTGCTGCTGGTGTTGCTGTTCCTGCCCTTGCTAGCATCCCCTACGTGGGTTGGTTGGCAGGTGGATGGGCACTGCTTCTAGGACAGAAGGCAGGGTCTACACTTGGTTCTACAGTTGGCACAGTATTTAATGATTGTTAATAATGAAAGACTTAAAGGTTCCTTTTGCGATTGTATCATTCCTACTTGTTCAGGGTGCTGGTGCCGTATGGTGGGCATCCCAAGTTGATGGTAGGGTAAAGAGTT